GGTCCATCGGAGCAGTCCAGCGGAGATCATCGGATCGGGCTCCGCACGCTCAGGGCGCGCAAGATGTACTGCGTGCTCATCGGGACGGCCGTCATCGTGATGTTCTGGAACGCCTCGGGGTTGTTGTACCACCCTCCGACGAGCGCAATGATCGCGTGCACGATCTCGTTGGGCACCGACGCGTATCCGCAGGTGCATACCACGTTGATGTTCGACGCCGTCTTGATGGCCGGCCAGTCGAGGAACTTGATGATCGGGAGCGGACCCTCGCTGTAGTCGAGGCTCCAGTCCGATGCGGCCATGGTGATCGAATTGCCATCCGGATCGGTGTAGATCACAGAGTCAACGCTCGTCAATGGGACGATCATTATCGCCGTATCGGTGAACGACGAGAGGTACTGGGTCCGCTGCGCAGGCGCTAGAACCAGTCCGGTCTCGCGCTCGACCAGCGACGCGGCGGCGTCGCGGAGCCTGAGAAGCTCCGTGTCATCGTCGGCGTAGTCGATTTTGAGCGCCGCCTTGATCGTGGACAGTGGGATTGCCATTGAAAAGGCTCACGCGCGGTTTCCCGCGCGGAGCCCCAGGGGTGAAAGGATCAGCTGACGATGGCGGCAAACGCCGACTCGAGCGTGACCTTCGCGTCGGTGCGCTGGAACACGTTGAGACGGGTCTGCAGGTTCGCCTGGAGCGAGTACGGATCCATGAGCGCCGTGATGCCGGTGCGATCCACGATCTCGTAGTAGTCGAAATCCCCGAACACGGCGAAGACGTTCAGGTCGGTCGCAGTGGTGGTCACGTACTTTCCGACCCGGTACGGGAAGCCGTAGATGGTTCCCGCGACTCCGGCGGCGAGCGCGTTCGTGTTGGGGGTGCCGGCAGGGAGCCAGATGTAGTCGGAAGACGACTTCAGCTTGCGGATCTGCGCAACCATGAGATCAGAGATCAGCCACGAAACGCGCGGACCGACCCGGTACTCAGGTCCGACCTTGTGAACAAGGTCGATGATGTTGTCGGCGGTCACGGTGGTGTAGGCTGCGTTCGTTCCGAGGTCGATAACGTTGGTGGTGATGACGCTCGGGTAGCAGATGCCTTGCGGTTCGGGAACGGCCGCGCCGGTGTTGCCGAGCGTAAACGCCTGCTCCTCCTTGAGCGCCATCGAGACGGCGATCTTTCGGGAGACGTAATCCATCGCGGTGCCGATGTCGCCCTGGCCGATCGCGTCCTCGATGAGCTGCTGGCTCATCGTGGTCGAGCACCGGAGGGTGCGGGGATCGAACGTGATCTGGGTCGCGAACGTCGGATCCGACGCGGTCTGCAAAGTTGCTTCGGCGATCCATGCAGAGGTGGGGAGGCCGTCTTCGACGGCGACCTTGCGGTCGCTCGTGATGCGCGACACGTTCGCCATGGAACGGATCACGCCGGCCTGCTGCTTCTTCTCCACGATCCGCCGCTCGAGGTCGGACGGGATCGCGGCGTTGCTGCTGGAGGTCGACAGGGCGCGGAACTCATGGACATCGCCGCGCGCGATGGCCGAGAGCCAGCGGTACGCCTGCTCGTCTGATGCCGACCGGACGGTGCCGTTGCCGGACACGCGCTTGATGGTGGGCTCGGCCTCGAGCTTCGCGAGACGGGCCTCCATCGCCTTCAGCTTGACCGACTCCTCGATGGCGGTCATGTCGGCGTCCATGCGCGCGAAGGCCTGCTTCTCCTCGCCGGAGCCGCGGAGATCCACGGTCTGGCCCTGGCGGCCGGTGCGGGCCTCGTAGGCCGCGAGGGACTTGCGGTACTGGTGCGTGATGTTCTGGAGCTCGTTGAGCCCGTCGTTCTGCTCATCCATGCTGTTCCATCCTCTTGATGTGAAGTGCGAGCCGCAGGCGCGCGGCTTCGGTGTATGCCGCGGAGACGCTCCGCAGGCTCGAACTGGTTTGGGGGTACGCCGCGTCCTGCACGATGCTGATCTCAAGCAGCTTCGCGCGCTTGACAAGGCGCTCGGTGCGGTTCTTGTTCCAGCTGTCCTCTTCGACGATGAACCCAAACGACATCTCGCCGCTCAGGTCACCGCGCTCGATGAGGGCGCGCACGTCGTTTCCGAGCGTGGTCTCGGGGAGCGACGCGGTGAACGCGAGGCCGTTGCGATCCGACTTGAGCGTCAGCGTCCCCGATCGGGTGCGCGCCAGCGGCATCGATGCATCGTGGTTGTAGTAGAGCTTCACATCGGCGCCGCTCGAGAGCGTCTCGTTGAAAGCGCCAGGCGCAATCCGCTCGACGAACTTGCGGCCGCCCTCCACGATCTCGCGGGAGTCCTGGCCATAGACGGCTGCGTAACCAGCGAGCGTGCGCCCGTCGATAGATTGCTCGGTAGCGATGTTGCGCCTAGATAGCACAGTTCACCTCATTCCCCCAGACGATCCAATTCGGTCTTTCGCGACGAGCGAACAGCTCCAGATATGGACCGTCGTACATTTGCTCAACGATGTCTTGGAATGCCTCAGGTTTTTGGCTGTGGCGGCCGCGCTTCCAGTTCCACCAGGTCGAATCGTGTCGCTTCAGGCATTTTGGCGATCCGCGCCGACAAAATAGGACATGCTCGGAAGTGTTCACGAAAGCACCCCCCAGACCTAAGCCGTGAGGGTTTTTGCACCATGTCAGCAAGGTCGAGGGCATGAATCCCCACGCGCGGGCGATGTCGTATGTCCTCTCGATATAACGATTGATAGTCCAGAGAAAGAGAACGGAGTCATCTGCCGCAACATCGGAAACCGGCAACGATTCAATCTCTTCTAGGGCCATCGTCGGGTATTCGAGGGGTCGCGATCTACCGTTAGAGTTCCACCCTGGGCCGCGAGTAACCTGCCACGGCGGATCGGCAACAATGCACCGAAAACCAGCGTCGATACGCGGTAGTTCAGAAATCATTGGGCGTCCCCGCGTTCTCGCTGGTGTCGTTGCCGATGTTGGTCTGCCCGCCGCCGGTGCCCATGTTGAGCGCCTGGATCGGCGCGTCGAGCCCGGGGAGCGGGTCGAGATCAAGCTCCTCGCGGGCTTCGTTGCGCGTCATGAATCCCGCCTCGACGGCGGTGCGCAGGGCGGCCATGGTCTCGGCCATGCCTGGGCGCACGAGGTCGTCGGTGTCGAACGTCACCACGTCGAACGGAGTCGCCAGCTTCGCGCGGATCTCGGCGCCCCATGCGGCGAGCCACGGCGCCAGGCACGCGTCGACGTACATTCGCGACAACCATTCCATCGTGCCGTACGACGCGCCGACATCCTCGCTCAGGTAGGACGCGGGCACGCCGTAGATCCGCGACACGTCGCCGATGGAGTAGCGACGGGCCGCCTCGAGCCCGGCATCGTCAATCGTCGAGCTGATCCTGTCGACCTTCGCGCCATCCGTCACGACCATGGGCTTGCCGGCGTTCAAGCTGCCGGCGTGCTTCTCGAGGTAGTACCTTTCGGCTGCCTGCATGGCCTCGGCGCTAAGCTTGCTCGGGTACGAGATCGAGATCTTCGGGTTCCCGCTGTGCTGGATCGCTCGGAGCGCCATCTCCTCCTGGGCTGCCATGAGCTGCAGCGACGAACGGCACAGGTTGACGGGAGACTCGCCCCACATCCCCGTCGTGGACGGAGCACGGAGGTGGAACACGTCGGCCATCCTGAGGTTGCCGTAAACGCGAGTCTTGTAGATGGGCTCGGATCCGGATACGTCGATGGAAACCGAATCGGGCTCGAGCATGATGAGCTCGAGAAGCTCCCCGCCGCGCGTCCGGTTGATGGCCGCGAACGCGTTGCCGTACAGGAGGACCTGCATCGTCATCGCGCGTCGAAACTCGTAGGCCGACATCCAGCGTGACGGGCTCCGCAGCAGCGAATCCGCTCCGGTCGCGGTCACCTCGAGCTCGATCCTGGCGACATCAGATGAGATCAGGGTGACGGCGCGGTACACCGGCGTGAAACGGAGCGCGTTCGACGCGGTGACCCACGGGATCGCCGCCGGGCTGTCGCCGATGACGGCGGTCGACCACGGTCCCACGAACAGGCGCTGCAGCATCTGCCGGATCACGGGCGTAGTTTCCCGCCTTCGTCAATCCCGCATCGACTCCAAACCTCAGAACTTGAACGTCTCCCACATGGACGGGGACTCGCCGCCCCAGCAGTGGATCGCCATGATCGACGCAACGAGCGGATCAATCACCTGCTGGATCTTCTTCTTGTCCACCTTCACGTTTCCGTTCGAGTCACGCATCGCGATGGCCGTCCGGCACGCGTTGCGGAACACTGGATCGTCGTTGATGACGATCCTGCCGGCGAGCCACTGCTGCATGAACAGGTGGCATCCGGGCCCCATGGTTGAGATTCCCTGCGAATACAGGCGCATGGGTAGGCCCTCGCCTACCGCGATCTCGCTGAACATCTTCGAGCCCCATGAGTCGTAGGCGATCGCCTGCAGGTCGGTCTCCGCTGCGATCGTCTTCAGCCGCTCGAGGATCCGGTGGTAGTCCACCTGGCGACCGGGCACAAGCTCGAGCTTTCCCGTCATGGCCCACTGGCGCACAGGCAGGCGGTAGTCGAGCTCGCGCTGCCGGACATCGGCGTCGGGCCACCAGTACCATCCCTTCAGGAACACGCGCCCATCGTCAAGCGGGGTACAGGTCATCACCGCGCTCATGTCGAAGCTCTTCGAAAGGTCGACGCCGACCCATGTCGGACGGCCCTTGCAGTGCTCCCACGTGATGGACGTCGGTCCCGGATAGAGCGCCATGTCAAGCCATCCGCCTCCCCCGTCCGCCATACGGCAGCAGTGGTATCGCGTGAATTCCGCGCGGCCCATGGCGGTAGTCCGCGCCTGCTTGTACTGCTCCCGAAGGCTCTTGGCGTTCGGCTGTCCGTACGCCATGTTCGGATTG